GACGGTTTTAATGTTTACGGGGCTGATAAGGGCAAGGGAAGCGTAAAGGATGGAATAGACTTTGTCAAACGGCAGGATATAAGAATTACCAATGACAGTGTGAACCTGATTAAGGAAAAACAGTCATATAAGTATCGGGAAGATAAGGACGGCAATGTAATAGATGAGCCTGTTAAGTTTGCTGACCATTTAATGGATGCTGAAAGATACGCAATAAAAACCCATGCCAATGCGGTAACTCCGCAGATTGTGATTTTATGATGAAACAAGTTGAAAGAGAATTACTGGCAATCGAAGTCCAGGATTATATCTACCAGAAGTCAGGGCAGATAATGGATGAGGTTTTAGATTTGTTTCCGGAAATAGAGGAAGTAGGGGCAAGTATAGTTTTGGAATATGCAGAAACCACAGGGAATTTAGAGGACATTATGAAGGGCGATGATGCCATTTGAATATAATTGAAACAGTAAGGAATATTGGGAATAACATCTTTAAAGCTCAAAACGGGATTAAAAATGTTTTCCTGTCTAACTGGCAATATAACCGAGAACTCCTGACCGAAGATGACAAGACCAAACAGCTACAGGCTTATAAAAGCTGGGTATATATATTTGCCAACAAAAATGCCATATCGGTTGCTCAAGTCCCCATGAGGCTCTATGTTGCCAAACCTTCCAAAACATCTAAAATCTATACCAAATCAAAACCTGTTGACCTTGCAACAAGAAAGTATCTCTATGCCAATGCAGGGCTTGATAATTATCTGCGCAAGGCTGAAGATATAGAGGAAATACAGGAACATAGATTACTGGACTTATTTAAGCACGTTAACCCATTTATGAACCAGTTTGAATTAAAAGAGATGACCGACCTGCAGCAGGAACTATGCGGTAACAGCTACTGGTATATTGCCAATGACCAGATGGGCTTGCCATCGCAGATATTTTTTGTACCCCCTGACAAGATGAAAGTTATACCAGATAAAAAGGACTGGCTAAAAGGTTATGTTTTCCGCAACTCCAGTGAAGAAATCTATTACAAGCCTGAAGAAATTATCCATTTCAAATTCCCCGACCCAAAGAATGACTACTATGGTTTATCGCCTGTTATGGCACTGGCACGCACTTATAATTTAATAATCGATATGGAAATATATCAGGATAATTTTCTGGATAATCAGGGGATACCGTCAGGAATATTGACAAGTGAGGCAAACCTGACACCCGACCAGATAGCACAGATGAGCGAACAGTGGAATCAAAAGTATATGGGAACGAAAAAGGCAGGCAAGACCGCTTTTCTGGGCGGTGGCTTGAAATATACCCCTATTACCATATCCCCAAAAGACATGGGAGTTTTAGCCGATGATGCCCATGCAAAGGAAAAGCTCTGTAATGCCTATGGCCAGTCTTTAGGACTCTACAGCGAGAACGCAACCGAAGCCAATGCTACTGTTGCCTATAAGTCATTCATGAGGGACGCTATCAGACCACGATTAAGGCGCATGGAACAGAAGATCAATGAACAGCTATGTCCACGCTTTGACGAGAATATATTTATTGCCTTTGACAATCCAGTTCCGGAAGACAGGGATTACCTACTCAAGAAACGGGACAGCGATTTAAACCACTGGGTAATGAGTATTAACGAAGTAAGGGAAGAAGAAGGTAAAGAGCCTGTCCAGTGGGGAGATAAACCCATTGTACCGTTTAATGTTATGCCATTTGGAACTACGGCATCTACTGGACGGAATAACAATGAACCCGCTAAAGGGAAACAAAAAGAACCAGAAGATGATGAAGATAGTGATGCAGAGAAAGAAAAGATAAATAATTTCCGTAACCTTTACTGGGAAACCTTTGTTAAGGGAATTGACCCTTATGAAAATAGATTCAAAGTAGAAGTCAGGACATTGTTTCGCAAACAGGAAGAAAAAGCACAGGTGTTATTACAAAAAGGCAAATCATTAACTAAAGACCCTATACCTGCAACAGAAATAATTAATCTACCAACTACGGATGCTGAACTTAATGCATGGGCAAAAGCAACCGTTCCCCATATTACCGAAGTTACCAAAATAAACGGTGAAAGGGCATTAACTAATTTGGGAATTACCACAGGCTTTGATGTTACCAATCCATTGGTAGTTGATTTTATTAAGAATCATTCTGGAGAATCTATCAGACAGATTGCCAGAACTACACAGGAAGCGTTAAGAGATACTTTGTTTGAGGGAATTCAAAACGGTGAGAGTATACCGAAGTTAAGTAAACGGATAGCTGAAGTTTATCAAAAAGCAAAGGATTACCGAACCGACAGAATAGCCAGAACAGAAACAGCAACAGCGGCCAATCAGGGAACTCTGGAAGCCTATAAACAATCAGGGGTAGTTAAAAAAAAAGAATGGATAACAGCAGATGATGAACGGCTTTGTGATTTATGCGCTCCAATGGATGGGGAAGTTGTTAATATAGATGACAATTTTAGTGCTGGAATAAGCGCTCCACCCCTTCACCCAAATTGCAGATGCACAATTGTGGCGGCGTTTGAACAGATGGATAAACCACCAGAGTCAAGATTTACACCCGCAAGCTCTATTAAGGAAGCGGAGGAATATGCAAAGAGATTTGCTGATAATGTTAGTTATCAAGGATTGGATTTAGATGTTGCTAATTCAATTAATAAACATATTTTAGATATGCAAGAAAAATATAATCTAAATAAATTAAAAAATATTATAGCTAAAAATATACGTCAATTACCTCCAGATGTTTTAGGTAGAGCAGGTTATTGGCCAAAAGAACTAGAATTTTCTACTGCTTTAAATTCAAAGGTAGGTTCAAAAGGATATATTGATGCTTATATTAACAATATAAATAATAAATACAGTGCTGGAGGAATAGCCAAAAATGCTGATGATGTTATTAATGTCATTGTAAAACATGAAATGGCACATTTGCAATTTAGTACAAGTGCATCAGAAGTAATTGGAGAAACAGTGATTAGAAAGATGAAAAGTATTAAAAGGGCTTATGTAACAGCATTAAATAAAGCTAACTATGCTGATGATATTGTTTTATATAACAAAATAAAAATTTCTGATTATGCAACAACAAATTTAGATGAATTTGTGGCAGAGGCATTTGTTGATTATAAGTTTAATAAAAATCCATCAAAATACTCTAAAGATGTTTATGAAGTGTTAAAGGAGATTATAGAAAACAAATGACAGTATTTTTGCCAAATTGTTTTAAATGTAAATATTACAACAGATATGACCCTGACAAACATAGTTGCAAAGCATTTCCAAGAGGAATGCCGGAAAAGGTATTTTATAACAAAATAGACCATGACCACATTATTGAAGGGCAAACAGGGGAATATGTTTTTGAAGAAGACAAAGAAGATTAAATGTCTTTATATATGACTAATTAACGAAAAGAGGTGGCTATGAATGGAATATATTACACAACGAATGAAGCTGAAAGATGTATTTCCAGAGAAAGCCAAAGAGATTGCCAAGCGATATAAGAAAAAAGAAGATGATATAGAGTTTATCCGTAAAGGTGTTTGCCCTACTAAAGTTGAATCTGATGAAAAGGATAATGCTATTGTTTCTTATATCACTACCAAGACCAAAGACAGAGACAATGAGATTGTTGATCCTGAAGGGGCGATACTGGATGATTACCGGAAAAACCCTGTTGTCTTATGGGGACATAACTACACTGCAAGGGAACTTCCACTTGGCAAAAACCTTTGGATTAAAAAGGATAATAAGGGCTTGATTGCCAAGACGCAATATTATCTCAAAGATGATTTTGCCAAACGAGTCTATGAATACCGCAAAGACGGCTTCCCACTGGCTGAATCTATCGGCTTTATTCCTTTGGACTGGGAAGACTTTGATAATGAAAAAGATGTCAAGGCAAATGACGGGGCAAGGCGCAAATATAACAAATGGCTATTACTGGAATACTCTGATGTTGTTGTACCAAGTAATCCTGATGCGGTGGCTATTGCCATGAAACAGGGGCTGGTTACTGAAGAACAGGCAAAAGAGATTACCGAAACTAAAGAACCTGAACCTGAAGAAACAAAAGCAGAGGAAACTCCAAAGGCATTTAGTATTGATGAAATTTATAACATCCTTAAAGAAAATAAAGAGCTTAAATATGCTTATGAAATCCTGAAACAGGAAAACGAGAAGCTACAGCTCAAAGCCGGTGCAGTCCTGAATAAGACCAACAAGGGTAAATTAAACCAGATTAAAGTTTTAGTTGATGAAGTCTTGGAAAGTGCAGAAAAGGAAGAATCTGAATTAGAAGAAGAAAAACAGCAATATAACTGTGAGTGTATCAAGTGCGGTTACAAGATGAAATCCGATAAGCACTGCAAAGACCTGGAATGTCCAGAATGTGGCGGTGAAATGCGAAGGGTGGAAAGACCTGGAGAAGGGACTCGCAGTATAGATAGCAATGACCTTGATGTTATTGAACTTGGGGAAAGCGACAGCATAGAAGTTTCCGATGAACAGGAAAAAGATAATAAACAGAATAATGTAATTGAAGTTGATGACAAGTTCGTTCAGGACTTGATTCAAGATATTTCCAAAGCCCTCAATAATGATAATTCGCAAAAGCTCTTTGATAATTACAAAGAAAAATCTATCACTGAACAGAAAAAGGCTATGGGGAAAGTCTTATAAATTGTTTCCCCAAAATGGTTATCAGGTAAAATGACTGTTTTAGTTGGAGATATGCCTCGTTGTATATCAGATGGAAAAACGCTTTTGCTGGAGATAGCCAATCATAACGAAAATATAAACTCAAAGGAGTTGAGTAAGAATGGCAACTATATCAGTTGAACAGTTAAAAGAAGAACTTTTAGCATCTGTTAAGGAATTACAGATTAAACGTGATGAAGAACGTGACGCAGATTTAAGAAAACAATTAGATGATTTAGCAGAACAGCAAAAGGCTCAATTAGACGAAATGAGAAAAGCAGAAGCCAGTAAAATCGCAGCAGGTGAAGCTGAAAAAGACAAAGACCTCAAGTGGGGCTTTAAGAGCTTAACTGACTTTACCAAAGCAGTTTACAGGGCAGGTTCTGGCAAGGTTGATGAAAGATTAATGGACTTAGAGAAAAAAGCAGCTGGTGACGGGCTTGAGGTGGGCGTACCTAATGAAGGCGGATTTTTAGTTCCTACCGAGTTCCGCAGACAGCTTTTAAGTGACGCTATTGAAAAATCTAACTTTATTAACCGTTGTACAGTAATACCGATGGCTACCAATAGTATATCTATTCCTTACATCAAGGATACTACCCATGCAAGTACTGTATTTGGTGGCGTGAGAATGTACTGGACTGCCGAAGAAGCACAGTTAACATCAAGTAAACCTTCTCTTGGTTCAATTAACCTGACCTTGAAGAAACTGGTTGGAATGTGCTATGCAACACCGGAACTATTAGAGGATTCTCCAATATCTGTAGAACCTTTAATCAGAAACTGGTTTACTGATGCTATGGCATGGACTATAGATGGCGTAATTTTAGACGGTAACGGAAGCGGGAAACCTCTTGGAATCTTGAACGCTCCTTGTTTGGTAGAAGTAGGCAAAGAAGATGGACAGGATGCTGATACAATTTATGCTGAAAATATTATTAACATGGAAGCAAGAATCAATCCAACATCTGATGGCAAGGCAATTTATGTAGCTAACAAAGACACATTCCCACAGTTGGCAGCTATGAATATCAAGGTTGGTACTGCTGGTGTTCCTGTTTGGATTCCTGGAAATACTATTTCCGGAAAACCTTACCAGACATTAATGGGCAGAGAGTTGGTTTTCAGTGAACACGCAGAAACATTAGGTGATAAAGGCGATATTTATCTGGCTGATTTTGGACAGTATCTGGTTGGACAGAAAGTTGGCGGTGGATTGAGATTTGATACTTCTATCCACTTAAAATTCGATTATGACCAGAATGCTTATAGAATTATCTTTAGAATTGACGGACAGCCTGCATGGGTAAGTGCCAGAACACCTAAAAACAGTTCTGCAACTGTGTCTCCGTTCCTCGCTCTTGAGGCAAGATAAATTAATTTTAGAATATATAGATTTTAAGGGGTGAATAATAATGTTAGCACAAAGAACAAAGATAATTAATGCAGACCCATCTGCAACTGGAGCAGCCGCTGCTTCTTCAGGTGATTGGGTTAGCTTAGGTAAATACAATCATTTTACTGGAATTGTCAATTTTGGCGATGCTGGTGCAAGTGGAACTATAGCACTATATAAAGGAACAAGCGCTACTGGGGCAGGGGCAACTCTTACCAAGTTTCACTATTGGTACAACACCAGTACAACTGCAAGTGATACGCTGGTTGACGGCGGTGAATCTACTTCAGCAGTAGCCTATTCTTCTGGAGATAACCAGTTGTGGATTATTGAGGCAGATTCTTCTGATATACAGGCATCAGCAGCAGACTATGATTTTGTATCATTAAGAACTACACCAACCGGAGCGTGTAATTTTGCCGTGAGTTATATCCTCTCTGATGCAAGATATGCCGATGATTCTCCTCCAACAGCAATTAGCTAATCCAATTTAGAAAGGAATAATCATGCAAGTTAAAGTACGTTTTTTGGATACATGGCGATACTGGGGCAGGGGTGATGAAGCTGACCTTGAACCTAAATTGGCTAAAATGCTGAAAAAGGAAGGTTATGCAGAAATCCTCGAAAATAAACAGGAGCATCCAAAAAAGAATGATAAGAAAATTGAAAAGAAATCTGTTAATAAGCCTCCCCATGACAAAATGTTGCGGGGAGGCAATAAGCAGATTCATAAGAAATAAATATCCCTTTCGACGGGAAACCGTCGCATGAGATATTGCGAAAGGGTGATTTAAATGGCATTACACACTAAATGGTCAAGCGGTCATCTGATTTTTCATGATGGCACTA